TCTGATGTTTCTGAGGTGAGATTAGAATTGAATCTTGCAGATACATTTAGTATAAGAAATAATGTATCTGGATCAACGACAACTGGTGTGATTGAAGCAACAGTAAATGGCCCAAGGTCTGTAACCAATCGTGCTTTTTGTGAAGCAGTTAAATTAGTTCCTGTTGTAGATTTAATTGATATGAAAACTTTTCCAAACTCTTGTACAGAACTAACGCCCGTTACAGGGTTAAAGGAACCACTCTCACCACCCCAAATAGATACTGCTTGTGTGTTTGGAAAAAATCTTTTCACAAATGTTTTGTAATCTTCAGCAGTAACGCATCGACCTTGCGATGCAAAATCCAATGGAGCATTAAATTTTATCGAATCAACACTTTCTGGAAAAGCACCGCCACTAGCAGGCTCAACCGTAGAAATTTGAACATCTATTACTGTGTCAATAGCAGCTGCATTTGTAAATACTGATGCTGTATTTGCATCTTTTCTATTAGTCACCACGTAAGTTAATAATACAATGTTGCCATCTGAAAGTGTTTTTCCTAAAACACCATCACCAAAATAAACTTCAAATACTCCATTTTCAACTTCTTGCAAAAAGAAATTTGCACTTGTTGAATTGATTTGTGAGATATCTGTTGTTTTTACAAAAGTTGTGGATGATGTGTCAGTTGCAGAGGTTTGAACTGTAACTGTTAACGTAGTTGTATCTGCTCTATTATCAGTCAAAATAAATCTTTGGTCAACATCACTTGAATCAACAATGTATTGTGTTGTGATAAATGTTCCCTCATGTATGGGAATATTTAAAAATGGAATTTTATTTCCTATACTTGAAGCAGTAAATTCAGTTACAGTAACAAACTGGTAAGAAATATCATCGACTAAAGATGTAAATACTGTCCCAGCGGGAATTGATGCTGTTGCCAGAACAGAATCAAACAGAGTAACATCAATAAAAGCTTTTGGCGCTCTTGCTGATATAGGTTCATATCCTAAAGTTTTTGCATGAGACACTACACTTGATCGAAGTGATGAACTATCAAGAAACATTTCATTTGCAAGCATGTTCATATTAAAACCGAGGTAATGAGTGTTGTATGCTAACACATCCAAAAGAACACTTATACCAGAACCTTCAAAATTATAATCTGTGAACTCATCTTGAGCTTCAAGAAAAGTTTTTAGATTGTTTTTAACATCATCAAAATCAAATTCTGAAACTATTAATCTTTTATCATTTGTTGCCATTATCTTAATCTCTCTAGAAACATATCTACCTCTACAAGTTCTGTGGGAGCGTTAATGATAAAAAATGTAATTGTCAACTCATAGATATTTCGGTCTAAATCTGGTCTTGCGCTAACACTCATTAGTCTAACTCTTGGTTCAAAATTTTCTATAACATCTTCAACTCTTTTTGTTAACATTATAGCTACGAATGGAGTCATGTTTTCAAATAACATATCCCTCACACCAGAACCAATTTCTGGGTGAAAGGGTTTTTCATATACATTAGTTAGTATTAAATTTCTAACAGCACGTTTTATATTTGCAATATCAGTTAATACATTCACATCACCAGTAACAGGTTTTTTGCTAAAGAAAAGATCAAGGTCACGATACTGCCGCACATTGCGTGATATATCATTCTGCCCCTGTGCGTCTGTAAATCCTGACATGGTTACTCCTTCATTTATTTATAAGAATAAAATAAATATCATTTGTTTCTTTTAATAACGAAACTTCTCTATGATTGGTCTATATTCATGATTGTCACTATGACCAATCTGAACCTCTGCTATCACGGCATCAATCTCTTCATGCCAATAGTTTAAAAATTTATGCACTCTTGGATACTCTGGAACTATGTCCTTTGTCTGCCAAGTAAATTGTTGCAGAACATTATTATAATCTGGCATCCAATACAATATTTTTAGTGTAACTAATTTTTTTATTATCATGATGGGGACAAACCCAGACCAGCTAGTTGATTTTCACTAACTTCACGTCCGTCACTAAGTCTATATTGTTTAACAAACCCTAAGTCTCTGACTGATACAATTGTAAGACCTGACGACGCTGGTGCCCCCGGTGCCACAGCATATGTTTCTTCTAATCCATCATATACTTCTTCTGCTAGAGTCACGCCTTTCTTTGACAATTCCTCTACTTCTATCACTCTTGTTTCAATTCCACCGGCACTGTTTGCGCTAATTCCATTGTTTATTTTAATTTCTGCTAGTCCTGCGCTTGTAAAGAAAAATTTCCACTCGCTACCCATAATTTTTCCAGCACTTGGGCCTTTGCTTTTAAAGTTTAAATTACTTCTGCCGCCAGCCGAGAATACTTTGGTATCATCTCTTACAATTGCTTTTCCACTTGCAAGTAGATTATGAGGAGACTCTTGTTTTGATTTTTTAAAAAGACCTTGAGTTCTGTTAAAAGAGTCTGTAAAAGCATTTCTAGCAATATTGACTCTTTCTTGAAAAACTTGAATTTCTACTAAAATTTCATCTGGAGATGTTGCTGGAGCCTTTGCTGGTAAATTTAAATTAGTCGCAGCAGCATTTGCACGTTTTTGTATTTGAGGTGTTGATGGAAGTTTATTTTTAATATTGTTTGCCTCAATTAATACATCTTGTTTATCATATTCTATTCTTGCTGACAAAGATATATTACCACCTTCGGAAGAAATAGTCATCTTTGGAAGACGTTTCTTAACTTCTTCAAGAGCCTTTCCCGCAGCACCGGCAAGTCCAGAATTTGTTGATGATATTTCTGCTGATGGAGTCAAAAGTGTAGACGCTGCTTCTTCTACAATAAGATCATCTTCATCTAAACGCTCTGGGTCCGTTGATGGCATACCAACATCTTCTGGTTTTAAAGCTGGTAAACCGTTTGGCCCAATAACAAAATTAGGAAGACCACCACCACACAGATCAATACCACCAGAGAAAGCTGCTGTTGCATCTCCCACAAGACTATCTAAAGAAAAACCAGCACCAGATAACGCAGACCCAAATTGAGATTGAAGGTTTGCTAATGCAGACAAACCTGCAAAACCACCAGCAGGCAATGCTGCTAAATTTTGTATTTCTGATATGAAACTAACATCTGGAATTGATGGTAGTTCAGGAATTAAATCCTTCATGTCCGCATCTAAAACACTCAATGAACTTCCCACTTCACTTTTTATAAGATCAATTTCAGCCTCTAGTTTACCTTTAAGAGATTCCTTGATACTATCAAATTGACTGACAAGTTTATTAAATTCTGGACTTGCGCCGCATAAATTTGGTGTAGTAAAATCAACCATTCATTTCTCCTACGGACCAGCAAAGGTATTTGCAGAACCTGTTGCAACACTTGTACATGCTGATATTGCATCTCCTATTCTACCACAACCCTTTCCGTTTATGAATACCGTTGTCGATCCTGTAGCTATAGGTGCAGCATGAGTTGGACACGGGACGGCAATTGGAATCAAATGTGGTGTATTGTTATCACCCTGTCTTGATATACCTGTACCATTTACAATTACGTCAGGACTTAACTCAGACCTTAGTGGCGTAGAACAATGTGGTACATCTGCATCAACTGAGTTACCTCTACATATTGCTGGCACGTTCTTTCTCCATTAGTTCTTGCAATCGTCCATTCCACACTGACATTGCTTCGTGTTGTTCATCTGTATGATTACCACCATCTCCCGCTGGTTCTGGGTTGTCAGGTAAAAACTTAATCACATGATCAAAAGTTTCTGGTATATCTTCATACTTATCATAGGTAACCAATTCACCATTTATTAAAAATTGAAATTCGGCCATGTCTTATCCTATGGGTTCAAGTTAATATTCGGACCACCAGTAATTGTAATGTCACCACCAGAAGTATGTGTCCAAGTTTCACCAGTAGTAGATGCTCTAGTTGTACCAACAGTTTCAGTGTATGTGGTTCCAGATTTTACTAATGTTTTTAATGATGATTGTATATTGATATTAGTACCAGCACCAATCGCAACAATTCCTGTTGTTGTTTTCAATGACATATTATTCTTAGCATTTATTATTACGTCACCAGCCGTAGATGACTCTGTAATGTCATTTGTAACAAGCAAACCAAACTCGCCACCAACTGCTCTTCTCTCACTACCACCGATTGCAACATCATAATCTCTTGCGCCATCTTTTGCACTACCGATACTGTATTTAACAGACTGTCTAATATCCCAAGCATGACTTCCTAAGATTTCTTCCTCACGATTACCACCGCCTGCTTTCTCTCCCCTCACACCAACTCGTATTCTTTGGTTCTTATGAATCTTGGTATACGAATCACCCTCAATCTCTAAAACATAATCACCTTTAATAAGTTCATTCTTATTACCATTGACAGTTACATTGAGGTCTCCCTCTATAAGTATGTTACTATCTTTTATAACAATTTCATAACTATCACCAACAACCTTTACAACCTTGTCTCCTGTAGGATGTATCTCTGTGAATGTTCCAGATATATGTTGCTGTAATAATCTCTCACCACCCGGCGTATCATCTATCTCATGGATATGCCCCGATTCACTTTCATGCACATGGTTGTATGGATAGAAGGTTGGAGCATTTGATTTTGCGTCTGGTTCATCATAAGTTTTTCTTATGTCCTCCGTAACGCCCGGTTGAACATTTCTTGCAAAAAATGGTTTTGTTGAAAGAGGAATTTCTGTTTGTCTCATACCTCGTCTTTTAATAAGAGAGGGATGCGTTTCGCCAATTAGACCACGAACTAATCTGTTCGTATCTGGTTCATTAATAGTTTTGGGGTATACTTTGTTTGGGTCAAAGAATCCTATATCATCTTCTGCTGACTCTACAGGCACACCGGGAATTGAACCCAATATCATTGGTTGTTGCATATTAGAAGAATCTAAAAAGAAACCAATAACATGTGTTCCCTCAACTAGAAAGGGAGGTGTGTTTCCCATTCCAGCCATAGAGGGAGTGTCCGTTGGAGCCATAACTTGTGCCCACGGTAAGTCTTCTGTTGGAAGAGCATCTAAATCATCTGTATGTAAACCAATACATCTAACACGGACTCTTCCGGCTTTCTGAGGATCGTGTCTATCTTCGACAACCCCAGCAAACCAGAGAAACCCGTCCATGCCCATAAAATCTTGTGTCATTATAATCCTCACATATATGTGTAATTATTTATAAGGATTAATGTAGGTCAGGGTCTCGACCTAATCTAACTGGCAGATCATACTTTTCTATTCTTACTACTCTGCCCTGCTCATTAAACATCTCCATAACTATGATAGCATCATTGTAAGACAAACCTTCTTCCAAGATTTGCTCTTCTATTACTCTATATTTATTCATGGTTTTATATTTATATAATGATAGCTTGCGAATCGTAGTCGCAGTTCTTATCATACCTATTTCAGAAGCATTCGTATAAGACAAACCTTCAAATAAGATTTGTTCTTCGATTACTCGATAAATAGTCATTGTCTCATACTTAGGTAATAACTTCATCCAATGTGATAAAGTCAGTTTTGCCCCGAGACGATTCTACTTCAAGGTAAAGAGAATTGATATCCTTTTCCTTCACCCTTCGATAGTCCTTACCCTTCTTCGACCAATAGCAGAACCTTTCATTCTCAAACTTTATATTTTCATATTTGTCAGAAAAGATTGCAACTATCTTAGCTGTATACATCTCATTACAATAGTCTTTAAACTTTACAGTTTCACCAATCACAACACATACTCCTTACACATCAACAATTTTAAAGTTCATACTAATAACAATTCTAAATCCGTCACTACAGTTCTTTGTCACAAAATGTTCCATCGTACTGTCGAACAATAAAAATCCAGCATCCTTTGCTTTGATAACTTTATTTGCAACAATATATGGATTTGGTTTATAACGAAAAACAAAATCACCACTATCCTCTGGGACTTGAACCCAGAATGCCGCACTCACATGTGGACCTCTTGCATAGTTATCATGACTTTCATGACTGTGTAGATTTGTACTTTCACCTTTGTTATGCACCACAGCCCAGAACGCTTCGTTTGGATCATTCTCCCAATACAGTTCAATGTTTTTATCATTAACACCGTATTGTTCATAGACTTGTTGTTTCCATTCTGACTGTAATGACAACACCAACTGTTTGATTTCATCATTATAGTCAATACGGATATCTTCATTACGAATGCTGGACTCATCTTTATCCATGTTGTTACCGGCAAGATAGTTCCGTAGAACCATCTCACCAATAGACTTTCTGTCTATATTCAGTAACTCACCAGCAATGTAATTAAGAGAGTAGAGTGTTTCAGTCGTTGTTCGATGAACCATACTTAAACTCCGTATCTGCTGCAAGGTCCAACTGATGCATGATATCCTCAGTAAAATACTTTTCGGGATCATTCAGAATTGTCTTACCAAACTGCTTACTACCATCTGGCAACTCAAACCTTGTACTCACCTTCTTAAAGATTTTATACTTCTCTGCTAACTCTAACAGGCCATAGTACTTGTCAAGACCCTTATCATAAGTTAGCTTAACATCAACCATCTTATTCTCTTTGGTCAATCGACTCTTATGATTCTTACAGTGAATGATATTACCGATTACCTCAGTACCGTCTTTCTCTTTCCTCTTGCTGAGATAAACAATACTACTCGCAGCATACTTCAACCCAGAACCGCCGCCCATCTCCTTTTGTGGAAACATACTTCCAACCACATCATAGGTATGGTTTGTTAATACCATCGGCACTTTCGCTCGCCCGAGTTTTAATGTCAGTACTCGAAACGCTGCTTTGAGAACCTGTGCCCGTGTCATGTCTCTGGTCTCTTTACCTTCAGCAGTATCCTCAACTTCCTTGGTGGTAGATAACATACCAAGTGAGTCGAGACAGATGAACATAGGTTGTCGCTCAGACTCATCCGTCTCCATATACTTGTCAAGCACCTTGAGAGATTGTGTGCGAAACTCTTGCACAGTTGTCACGGGCATGATTACCATACGCTTTGAATCAATTCCCCTGTCAACCACCATCTGCTTTGTAATCGCACTTTCACTCTCAAAGAATATGACACCTGCATTTGGATCACTGTCGAGAAAACTCTTGACCATACCCATAAGAAAGAATGTCTTACCTGTCGCACTCTCACCCGCAATCGCAGTAATCTTATTCGCAGGTAATCCCCCATACACACTGCCACTCAGTAATGCATTGAAGATATAACTCCCCGTATCAATAAAGGTAGAAACATCTCCTGCTTCTACACCATCATCGACAATGGCTCCGTATTCATTCAACTTCGCAATGTCTCGTAAAAAATCACTCATATATTAGTCCTTTCATATTACTACGCCATGTATTCTTTTAATATCTCTTTCAACATTGAACTTTCCACCGGGACGAACTCGGCGTGGAAGGTGTATATAAACGCTTTCCATTGATCAGACTCACCCAAATAGGATGTTTATTGTTTCTGAGTAAGCGAAAATTATTTCTTGTCACAAGTTTTACAAGTTCAGAATGTCTACACATAACTTATCAGTCCTTTCAATTTAAAGCATCGTAGAGAAACCATGCATAAACAGACATGGTAACAACATATAATAAACCCACATATAAAACCCACTTCAATAATGTAAACATGTTAGTTCCTCATTCGTTTATCATTCTATTAGTATAGTACATAGAAAAAGGTTTGTCAAGGAAAAAATATACAGGAAAAAAAATAACTGAGAGGGTATTCGAGTTTGTTCAGATAAGAAGGGGGGTAGTATAGAGGACAGGGAACCTAGTGCAGTTATAGCTTACACATTGATATTAAAAAACAATGCCCCCCTTGCATTCAAAAAAAGAGAGAGTGTCGGTCCACCTAGCTATTCAGCAATATACGCAAGACCATTCGTGACACCCTCTGAGTTTCTACGACAACCTCTCTCTAATACACCACTACACCATTAATCGCTCTAAACTCAAACTTGTCCACAGCATCCTCATATGGTCCCTCAAAGACCTCACAGTCAGTGAATGTATCTTTCCTGACCTCTATCTCATATATGTAACTTCCCTTAGCCCACAGATAGACTGGAACGCCATCAGTGGTATATCCCTTGGCA